ATTACAAGAAGAAGTAAACATATATGCTTCCATTTCTTGCTTATTTGTAAAAGGGGCATCCAGAACATCATAATTCGTGGTCATAACCACAACACCTAATGCTGTATTGGTAGAACCAATAGCAGTAGCAGAAGTTGAACGAAATTCAAACACCATACCTAATAACTCATACTCTTCAAAATTAGAAGCAATACGAGAAAAATAAGGAAAAGTAGCAACTAACCCAGGATTAATACTATAAGTGTTCCACATGGCAAAACCATTGCCTGCAGAAACAACATCTTCAAGGAATTCACTATGCGCGAATTCCATAGAACCATCCATACCGACACGACCGGCAAAAAGTGGTGGACGCCCTGAAGTTAAACTGTTTTTGCTGACTTCATATGCACCCCATCCTTTAATAGAGGGGAAAAACATACCAGCCACATCTTTAACCATACCACCAACCTTTTGACCAAAAGTCTTACTTGGGGGAGGCACTGGAAAAGTGCCCCCGACTTTTAAGACCTTATTACGTTTCTTTTTGGCTTTTCGGAGTGTGTTCGAGACAATACCCGGACGTGCACCCCAATCACCATTAGAAACTCTAACCTGATTAGGATTATTATTAGAAATACCAGCGCGGGCACGACGTGCTCTACGCTGACGAGAATTAACCATAAAATGAAAAAGAAAATAAATAAAATACAAATGGGGTGCGACCCCATCTTATATATACTATACAATTATATACAAACACAATACGCGAATACCCTACGCCCTCTCTTTCTTAACCCTGACACGCTTAGGTTTACCTACCGTAAGAACGGGAAACTCAGGGATAGAATTCCTGTCACCAAAAAGTATGACAGGTTGTTTGGCGATCAAATTCTGATAGTATGCCGGTAGTTTCACACCAGTGGTGGTGGCAGGTGTTTTGCTTTGTATAGGCAAAACATCCCCACCACACACCACAGGTCGGTTAATACTAGGAACAGAAGGTTCCAAACAAAGAGGGAGGGTCAAAAGACCTGAATACTCGGTTACAGTGGCTAAATAACGGCGAAAACGTTTCACATCAAAGCCAGCATCCAAAAGAACTTTCTCTTTCCAACCGTCATCAGGACTGTTGGGATATTGGACGAGGTCACGAGACATAAAACTACGTTGTTCAATAAACTCTTCGCTAGAAGCTTGAGTTACAACACGTTGAGGCGCCAAAGCCACAGCAACACGACAAAGTTCTCCCAACACAGGGGTATTGGGATCACTACATATCAGGCCTAAAACCTTTGAGTGCAATTTAACAGCATTAGAGATAGCTGGGTCCACAATTGTACTAACATGCAGCTTACTCAAAGTTCGCATTATGTCAGAACAACTATCAGTAGAACCGAACCAGACATCAGGGGAGTACATGCGTGCAAGAAATTGCACACCCATCTCACCCCGGAAAACTGGAATAGCCACCAATTGTTGACCAAATAAGGCAGCCACGCGGACTAACTCATTACAATCAACATCGGCTGTCAAGCCATCGTCGCCACCATATTCCCCAAGTTTCAACATAGCGTCCAAAGCATTGCGACAACTAAGTCGCAAGGCACAAAAATTTATCCCAGCGTTCCCAATGGTGTTGAATATCGTTGTCTCATAAGACCCAGAGGCCCGTGAGGTTCCTAATTCATATTTGACACCATGCTTGGAAACAGCAGGCAGATTATATTGTGCTTCATGCAAAGCTAAAACTTCAGCATGATATTGGGGATGAAAAACATGGGTAAGAACCATCCTTTCAAACAACCGCAATAAAGGTGAAACCCTACCATCCCATTTACCAAAATCAGTTTTAACAACTAACTTAGCAGGCAAACAGATAGC